AGGATCGGGTACGCGAACGCCGTGACCGCGCCGACCACGAACGACACGGCCAGCGTCACCCGGACCGGGACGCCCACGACCAGCGCGTGCCACAGGAGCGACGAGAACGTGCCGCCGAGCAGCCAGTTCAGGACGAACGTCAGCCCCTTCTGGTGGCGCACCGTGTCCGGGTCGTGCGCGGTCGGCATGAAGTACCGCTCGACCACCAGCGCGACGACCCACGCGGCCAGCCCGCCGACGACGATGGACAGCAGCGCGGGCCAGCGGCCGGCGAACGTGAGGACGGATTCGATGTCGGGGAGCGTCATGCGTACTGCCTCCAGTTCGGCTCCTGCAGGTGCGGATACTCCCGCTTCGTCCGCGGCCACCGGGCGGCAGACTCCATCCCCTCGGCCTCGGCCAGCGCGATCGCCTGCAGGTACAGCGCGCTCCCCGGCGTCCACTGAGGTTTGCCGTTCACCAGCGGCACGAAGTCGAGCGCGAGCCCGTGGTTGTGCGCGGACTGCCCGCCCTTCGCCCAGGTCACGATGTCGCCCGGCTTCGACCGCCCCTGCGCGTAAAGCGCGTCCTGCTCCGCGTTCGGGCGCAAGGTGCAGTACACGAGCACGTCGATTCCGGCTGCCTTGCAGCGTTCCTGCCACGCCTCGGCGCGCAGACGGAACGGGGCGCGGAGATCCTCGATTCGGCGCGAGGCCATTACTTCGGCGTCCGCTTCAGGTGGTAGCGGATCGCCACGATGCCCGCGACGATGGACACCAACAGCAACACCGTCTGCAAGACGCCGTTGATCTGTGCGGCATGGCTCATGAACCACCCGGCCCACGCCGTGATTGCGCCCCAGTCCGCGACGCGCTGGCGGATGTCGTCGTTCATTACGACAGCACTCCCGCGGTTTTCAGGTCCGCAATCAGCGTCCCGAGAACGTCGGCCAGTTCGTCCGTCGACGTCGCGTTCGCGTCGTACGTGCGGTCAGTCGTGACGTTCGTCGCGCTGTACGTGTTGCCGCCACGGATCGCACCGAACGGGACCCACGTTCCCGGCGTCCCCGCGACCGTGCAGTACCACCCGAGATTCGTGCCCGCCGCGCCGTCCGACCGCCATACGAGGCTGCCGACCGTGTACGTGCCCGACCCCGGTGCCGCCGTGCCGTACTCGACACGCCGGCCCTTGAAGTTGTTCACCGTCTCCACGCTGGTCGGAAACGCGTCCGACGTGCTCGAGAGATTCGGGCAACTCGCCGCCGTGGACCGCGCCACCTTGCCGTTTGTCACCGTGCCAGTGACGTTGAACGCGTTGGTCTCCCAGTCTTCGAAGTAGTTCGACTCGAACTCGAAGCCGGTCACATTCGTCAGGTACACCGCGTTTGTCGCGCCCGCACCAGACACCGAACCGAAGTGAACTGCGTACCCACCGACGATGTAGTTGCCGCGCGCCGACACGCCCTTGACGGAGTTCGCATCCGCGCCCGCGAACGCGAGCGCATAGCTGCGGACGTTCTCCCAGTAGCACGAGTCGATCGTGATGCCCTGAACGACCTTGCCCGTGCTCGGCGCGAAGTTCAGGCCCGCGCCCGTGGTGTTGATGATTCCTTCGATGTCGCAGGCCGTGAACGTGAGCGCGTGCGCGTAGCCGGTGACGAGAACGCCGTTCGTGCCGACCATGCGGCACTTGTCGAAGTGAATGTTGTTGCAGTCGTCGCCGAGGCGGTAGCAGTCGCCCGTGACGCCGAACGCGCCCATGTTCCGGAAGTTCAGCGTGTACGACACCGTTCCTACGAACCCGTTGGCGAGTTCGTAGAAATACACGCCGTCGATGTCGGAGAACGTCAGGTAGGCCGCCGTGATGCCGCGTGCGAGGTTGTTGTTCGACCACAGAATCACGTCGCGGAGATAGACACCGATGATCGGGCTTCCCGAGGTGCCCTGGTAATGCAGGATCGGCTTATCCGACGTGAAGCCACTGGCGTAAATGACCGTGTGGTACTTGCCCGCGCCTTGGATGTTGACGTTCTTCCCGGCGGCAATGCTCAGGGTGTCCGTCACCTTGAACGTGCCCTGTGGGATGTACACGACGCCGCCGGCCGACTGTCCTGCGACGTTGATGGCCGACTGGATGGCCGTCGTGCAGTTGGTCGAGTTGTCGCCGACCGCGCCATAGCGCCGAACGTCGCCCGGCGGGTATGCGTAGTTGCTCGGCGTGACGCTGGCCGAGACTTCTTCGGCGGTGCGGGGGTACAAGACCGACCCGATATCGGTCTGCGTCGGCGAGCCGGTCGCCACGTTGTCGAGGTCGGAAATCAGCGTGCCGTCCGTTCCCGAGGGCGACCCGTCGCGATACAGGATGCGGCGATAGCTCGTGACGGTCGTCGGGAGGTAGGCCGGCGCAAACTGCCCCGCCGAGTTGGCCACCTGCGGCACCGCGTGCGGAGTCGTCAGGGCCGAATCGGTGTACGTCGTCAGCGGCGTCGTGGTGCCGGCCGAGTAGACATAGCGCCGGGCGAGGGCGTACGGGGTGCCCGTGCTGTCGACGAGGACAGTCCGGGGTTCCTGGAGTACCGTGGGCATTCGTTGTCCTCAGAAACGCGAAAGCCGCCCGGAGGCGGCTCTATGAACTACTGGCACTTGGCCTTGGTCCCGATCGGCTTGTGGGCCTTGAATGCCGCCGCGGACCGGCTTATCTGCTGGGTCCGACGCTGGCCGGACACCGCCGTGAAACGGGCGCTCCTATTTGGCGATGACGGCCGGAGTCGCGGCGATGGGCAGCACGCGGAGGGCGGCGCTGCCCTGAAGGCCCAGCAACGCATTCCGCGTTTGCCCGGCCCGGAGTCCTGACGCGAGATAGTTGGCTGCCCCAGGCGCATTCAGACCGCGCTGGAGGGCGTACGGCAGGGCCGCAGCGCCAAGGCCATACGCCACTGCACCCGACAAATCGCCCTCTTTCAGACCGCCGTACGCGGCCCCAACGGCGGCCGGCAACGCTGCCTGAGCAAGCGCACGCGGGACCGTTCCGGAGTTCGGGAGTTTGTCCGGGATAAGGCGCTTTCCAGCCTTCGCAAGTCGCGCGAGTTCAGTGACGGACTTGTCGCCCTGTCCATAGACCCCGACCGACCGATTGCTCTTGTTGCCGAACTGGTTGGCGAGCTTCGCGGCGCTGATGTTGCCGACACCTTCGGTGTCGATAGCGCCCTCGATGATCCGCATGTTTCGCCACATCCGGCGAGCTTCAACGAGGCGCTTGGCATCTCCAGGCTTGGCGGCCTGTGTAAACGCGTTGTCCAGAAGTTCGCGAAGCTGTCGGGCGACCGGTGCAACGCCCTTTTCCGACTCGAGCGCGGCAATGTCGCTGCGGATCGTGTTGAAGTAGTTGCCGTCGATCTTTTCGCCGTTCTGCTTGGCGTGCGACAGCAGATCGTCCACCGTGCGCGTGATCTGGTTCGTGTCACCGGGTAGCAGCCGCTTGGAACGCTCCGCGAGCGCCTGAAGCATCGACACCATCTTGGACGACGGCGCGATACTCGTTTGCGGCAATACGTCGTTGAACACCTTGCCAATGCGCGCCTTGGCTGCGCCCATCGTCGTCTCGTCAGCGGCGTCGGCAGTCACGCCGATGGAACGGAGTACGGCGCGATTGAATGCCGTCTGTTGGCGCTGGAACTGTTCTGTCTGCGCCGGCAGCGTGACCGGGTTGTCTTTGAGTGCGGACTTGATGCGCTGGAGAACCGGAGATCCAGACTTCTGCGCGGCGTCGAGCGGCACACCGGCCTTCTGGAGAATCCCCACGGCCCGCTGATCGGCAGGCGTGAGTGCGCGCTTGATTGGTACTGCAACACGGCCGAGCGTGTTCGCGACAGTTTGCCCGCCAACCCCGAACGCTGCGCCCATGCCGGCATTCTCGGCGCGATTGCCGCCAGTGACGACGGGCTGAAGCCCGCCGATTGCTGCCCCGGTCGCCGCTGCTGCCGTGTACGACTTCGGGGCAGCAATCGCTTGCCCTACTCGCGCCAACTGCGCGCCACGGCCCGCGAGTGCGGGAGCCTGAAGCAGCCCGCCGCCCGCGTAGAACGCGCCGACGTTCCCGGCGACGTTGCCGACGACGCCTGCCGTATCGCGCATCAACGACTGATCGCGCTCCGATGCCGAGTCGATTTCGCGCTGTATCTCTGCGGCGCGCGACGGGTCTTCCCCTGTGATGAGCTGCGACATGGACGGCGAGCGAGGCGACACGTAATCAGCCACCTGTGCGCCGATCTGCCGGACGCCGCGGCCAAGATCGACGACCGCCTTTCCTGCCCCAGCAAAGAATCGATCGTATGCCGACATGCCGTCCAGCGGGCTGTATTCCGGCTGCGCGGGCGCATTCTCCGCGGCCTGCGCCTTGTGCTGCGACTTGACGTACTGAAGCGCCTGTTCCTTCGTCGCACCTTCCGGTGCGTTCACGCGCAGACGCTTACCGTCCGGCGTCGTGATGATGTACTGCGGCATCAGTTGCCCCCGGTATCGTCTTCGATCGACCACCCGTCATTCGACGGTGCCGCTGTCGTTCCGCCTTGCAGAAGGTTCATGTACGCCGACTGAAGGTCCGAGATGAACGCGCGAATTTCTTCAACGTTCGCTGCATTGGTCTCTGCCGGGAAGCCCGCGTCCGGGTATTGCAGAGAATCGAGGCGAGCTTCCAAGTCGGACTGCGAACCGATCCCAGGAACGCGCGTCAATGCCGTCAGTATCGGCTTGACCTGCGCGATAGCCGCTTGCAGTTCGCGGCCTTCCTTTGTGTACGGCAGCACCTTTTCGCTGACGACGCCGCCCGAGAACACAGGGTTGTCGGAAATGCTGGTGACCGCGCCGACGAGTCGTTCCACGCGACGGTCGAGCGCGGCAAGCTGCGGCAAGCGCGTTGCCGCTTCCTTGCGCAATTTCGCGTCATTCTGCGTCGATGCGGCTGGCGGCTTGTACACCGGTTTGAGTGCGCCGGTCGGAAGTCGCTGAACGACCGACCCTTTTGGAAATCCTGCCGCCTCTGCTTCCTGCGGCGTCAGCGTCCGCACCTGCTCAGCCGCCGGCGTGCCGGCCGGAGCGATGGGCGCACGCGGCGGCACGACTCGGAATGATTTTCCGTCCTGCACGATCGTCGATCCGTTCGGACCGGGCTGCGTCTTCACTTCGTACGGCGTCACTGGCTCAATCGTCTTTCCAGTGACCTTCGTGTACAGCCTGGAGAACATGGCGTCGAACGCCTGCTCAGGCGGAAACTGAGCAAACGGAGTCTTCGCGAACTCCGGATGCTGGCGCGCCTGAGACGCAACGTAGTCGGCTTTAGCCTGCGGCCCTTGTGTGCGGATACTGGCCATCTCGGCGAGCTTGTCGCGCATCATGGCGTCGTTGGCCGATGCCTGCTGCTGAGCGCCGAACTGCTGTTCCTCCAACGCCTGCTGCCGATTCAGCAGCGCGTTCCGGCTTTCCGCCTGCTGCTTCTGGAACAGCATGTTGCCGATCTGCGGGAGGTCGCCGCCGATGGGCGCGATACCGCGCGCGATGTTCGGATCGATCGGCATATCAGCCTCCCGGCCGTGCGAAGTAACCGCCGCGGTACAGCATCCAGTTGTTGAGCCCGCTGTTGAGCGCACCACTGATGCTGTTCGCCGCACCGAGAACACCGGACGCCCGCGCATCGCCTGCCGCCTGCGTCGTCTGCATCAGCGCGTTGGTGTTGTTGTTCGCCGCGTTGGCGACGTTATTGGTGGCAGCGGACCCGAGGCCCGCCAGCGTCGTCAGCCGGTTGAAGTAGTTTCCGTACTCACCGGCCGCGAGGTTCGAGTTGTACTCGTTCAGCGCCTTGAGCGCGTTGCCGCTGAACGCACCGCCCTTCGCAGCCCACGAATTGCCGAGATTGCGCTGGCCCTCGGTCAGACGGAACTGGTAGTCCGGCGACGCGAAGAAGCGCGTCAGCGAACCAGACCCCTGTACGCCCGGCGTCTGCGACTGGCCGGTGGCACTGGTCGCGGCCGGGTCCTGCCACTTGTAGCCGTTGGACTGGAGGTTCGTGAGCGCGTCACCGAAACGACCCCACAGGCCGCCGGAGAGCGTCCCACCGCTGCGCAGCGCCTCCGTGGCCTGCGCAGACAAAGCTTCGTCGCGCGTGGCTGTGCCGGGCGTATAGACAGTTACGGTGCCGTCGTTCAGGTTGAACTGGCCGCCGTACGCTTTGTTGGCAGCACCGTCGACCGTCAGCACGCCGTTGTTGTACGAATAGCGGGGCGTCTTGCTGCCACCGAACAGCGACCGGCTCAGAGGGTCCAGTTTGTTGACGATGCCGTCAAGCTTCTGGAGGCCGTCGATACCGAACGGATTGTTGACGCTCGCCGAGCCGGTCGGCAGGCCGTTGCCGCCGGTCCAGTAGCCGGACCCGCCGCCGCTGCCCTGCATTAACTGGTTGATGCTCTGGTAAGCCGGCACGCCATAGCCGTACAGCGCCGCGAGATCCTGAGTCGCGCCGTACCCCAGCGCCCGCTGCGGCTCGTACAATCCCGCCTGGAACAACATGTTCTGCTGCGACAGTGCGCCCGCCTGGTTCGCGGCGTCCTTCTGCGCGTTCGCCGCCTTGTTGGCCGACGCGATCCCGACGCCCGCACTCAGGACGGCGCTTCCACCGATAGCGACCGCGACCCACGTCATAGGACATGCTCCAGCGCCGCATACGTCGGCGCGATGATGTGTTCTTCCAGTTTCTCGAGGTCCGTCTCGTCGGACGGGTGGAACGTCACGAACACCGTGTCCGTGTGCGAGTACACGACGCGCTTTGCGCCCGGAATGCTCGTCCACATCTCAGGCGCGGTGTACGTCTGCGTTCCGTGCTCCGTCGCAATCGTCGCCGTGCCCTTCAACAACTGGATCAAGTGCGCGTGCCGATGAATCTTGCCCACGACCATCGAACCGGCCGGGAGCGCGCATTCACGCGCGTACAGCCCCGGCGCGAACCGATGCACCAGCGGCGCGTCGATCTGCGGGTACTCACGCATCGATTCTTCGAGCGCAAGCACGCGCTCGCGGAACTCCGGCCCCTGCAACTGCGACAGCGCCGTCAGGATCGCGGGCACCGAGTCCACGCGGATCGACGTCGTATCGACGCTGTACGTCACAGGTCGGCCAACGCCTGCTGTGCGGCAAGCCAGTTCGTGCGCGCCTGCGTGACTTCCGCAATCAACGCCGCCTTTTCGTCGGCCACGGTGACGCGGCCATCCGCCAGCGCCGCGCACGCAATCGAGCGTCGGCGCGTCGCCTGCGGGCAGTCGTCCGCGACGCCTTCCAGATAGATGAAGTCCGGCGACGGGCCGGAGACCGATTTCACTGTGATCGTCATGGGATGAACGTGTACCCGTCCCAGATGCCGCCGCCACCGCCCCCGCCTGCGCCCGCACCACCGCCGCCCTGCGTGGACGTGCTCACTCGCGTGGCCGTGCCGCCGGTCGTGTAGGCCGCATACAAGCTGCCGTTCACGGCAATCGTGAACGTGTTGAGCCCCGTCACCGTGATGACGCGCTGCGTGCCATTCAGGTTCGTGCCGAAGTCGCCCGGCAGTGCGGCGAACTCCACCGAGTCATTCGTCGCCCACCCGTGATTTGCGCTCGTCGTGAACGCGATCGGATTGGCCGAAGTCGCCGCCGAAATGTTCGTCGCGGTCGCTGCAATCGCCGTCGTGATCGTGCCGACGAAATAGCGCCCCGCTGCGATCAGGTCGGCCGGTGCCGTCGTCGCCACGTACGACACCGCACCGCCGACCGGCGGCGTCGTGTCGTCGGCGTACACCAGATAGTCCGTCGCGGTGCTGAGTCCGCTGATGGACCCGCTGCCGTAGCTCACGGTCCCATAGTCGAACTTGACCGTATGCGCCGCGACGCTGATCGTGGACGAAGACGCGCCGGACGAACTCGTCAGGATGTCGTCGGCCGACTGGACGCTGTTCCGGTTCGCGTAGTTGACCAGGTTGATGAGCCGCGAATCAGCCGCCGTGCCGTTGTTCGCGAGCCGCTGCAATACGGTCGGAAGCGATGACCCCGTGCGGCCGTCGATCGCTGCGCCGGCTTTCAGCGTGATAGTGCCGTCAGCGTTTGCGACGTAGCCGGATGCGCCCGCCCACTGCGCATTTCGCGCGTCCACGGCGGCGAGCACTTCCACCTGCCACTTCTGCAACACGGGCCGAAGTTCCGCCGGCAGCGTCGGAGGAACCGGAATCCGCGTGAGATCGGTCACGCCGCACCGGCCGCCATGTCGAGATTCGCGCCCCACATCGTGAACGGCACCGGATCGCTACCCGACAGCCTGAACACCCGATGTCGCGCCGACCCGAGGCCGTCCCACTTGACGCGCGTCATGTACTCACCGATCGCGCCGAGCGTGCGCGTCGGCAGCGTGTGCCACGTCCGCCCGCCGTCGTTCGACATCTCGAGCGTGACGCGCGGGTCGCTGCCCTGCCCCGTGATGAGTCCCTGACCCACCTCGCACAGCAGTTCCAGCCGCGAAAAGAACAGCCGCGCGTTCTCCTGCTGCACACCTTCGAACGTGGCCTCAAAGCGCAGCGTGTCGCCGAACTCCGTGAACGTGGAGGCAGACAGCGTGCCGATCGCGCCCGTCTCGGAGTTCTGGACGTACGTCGTCTCGCCCACCTGTGCGGCGTCGCTGATGCTCCAGCCGTCCGCGCCGTACGTCTCGCGCTCGTGCCACTCGTTCGTGGTCGCGTCGTATACCCACGTCGCACCGGCCGTCGGGAATGTCAGCACCGCGCACAGATGCCCGTCGTGCGTGTACGTGAACGCCTTGCAGTCATCCACGCGCGAGTACGAGCGCCACGCCGACTCGACGCCGTGCTGACTGATCCGCTGCGGCACTGCACCGCGCAGCATCCGCGCCGTGAGGTCGGAGGCCAGCCAGCCAATCGTATTGTCGAGCTTGAACACCGAATGTTCAGCAAGACAGCCGAGTTCGAACGAACCGCCGGGAATGCGCGCAAACGCAAATCCGGACGTTCCGGCGTTGTACCAGCGTTCGCCGGTCGTCTGACCGAGCAACACCACCTCCTGCTGATTGCAGGCAAGCGTCACGAGATCGTCGGGCGCAACCTCCGCCGTCGCGAACAGCAGCGCGTCGTACGACGTGGCGTCCGCGAGGTCCGACGAGAAAAAGCGCCCCGACCCGCGTTCGACGAACAGCAGGAAGTTGTCGAGGAAATCGACCGCGCCGGGGTTGCGCGTCGTGAAGTCCGTATCCGTGATCTGCGCCAGCGTCGAGCCGTTCCACGCATACGCACCCGTTCCCGGCACGACGACGACGAGGGACGCACCGTTGTCGGCCATGAAGACCGGCCCGGTGCCGGGGATCGTCCCCAACGTCGTCGCCGTGCCTCCCGCAACGCTGTAGAGCGTCGTCCCCGCGACCGCGTACAGCGTCTGTCGCATCACATGCAGCCCGCGCCCCTCCGCCGCCCCGGTGGCTGCGTAGGACGCCACACCGGGCGCGAGGCGCAGATACACCGGCCCCTTGCCGCCGACCGGCGCTTGTTCCGCGTAGCAGTTCACGAGGCGCGCGTTGTTCGCCGCCCGCGAGTCGATGCGGTAGCTGTGAATGGGGAGCGGGATCGAGGCCATTTAGCCGAAGTCCACGCTTTCGCCCCACACCTGACCGGTTCCGGCCGGCAGGCTCATGCGCTTCTCCGGCATCGTCAGCGTCATGCCTTCGCTGAGGAATCGGATGTACTGCGCCTCGGCGAGATGCCCCACCATCAGCGAGACGTCACGCCCATAGATCGGCGCGATGAGCACCGCGAGGCACGCTTTGGTGCCCAACTCGCGGTCCTGTTCGAGCGGGAACGTGCCCGCCAAATCCGTCTGCGGCACGACGTTGGCGACGATGCCCTCCGCCTGCCACTGAATGAGCATCCCCGACAGCATCGCGAGGGACGACGCGCCTTGTTCGGCGCTCGGTGTCTCCGTCTCGGCGATGACGCCCGCGAACCGCAAAGCCGCCGTCACGATGTCGAGGTTCGTAGCCATGGAATTCCTTGAGAGATGGGGGCGGCGTCAGCCACCGCCCCCGCGACCCTCAGTCGCCGATCGCGCCGGGGATGCTTCCCGAAGGACGAATCACCAGCACCGTCCACGTCTCCGAGCCCGGATTGACCGCGCCCGCCGTGGGATTCACCGCCGTGATCGAGATCGTGTCTGCCGCGCTCACGCGCGCATTCACGACACCGAACCCCGCAGTGGCCGTGGGCTTCGAGACGAAGACGAAATCCGTGGTGCGGACACCCGGAACCGTCATCGTCTGTTCTGCCGTGGTGGCCGTGGCCACCGACGCCGGATCGAAGGTCACCTGTGCGATGGCCATGAACCGGACATTTCCACCCAGTACGCCCTCGGCCATGGATCAGCCGTCCGCGTGGATGCGCGCCGCGAGCTGCGGGCGCAGCGCCGCGTAGCCGTACAGCACGTCGAGCCGGCAGGGGAACGACCGGTCCGAGATGTCGAAGCCACGCACCAGCGAGACGCTGATGCCGTCGACGACGGCGCGGGCCGCCATGTCCTGCCCGTTCGGGAGCGGCAGGTCCGCCGTCGCGAACGTGAACGCATCGCGGTAGAACGCGAGCGACCCGTTGATGGTCTCCGACGCACCCGCCGCGACCTTCACGATGGCCGAGTTGTCGGCGATCGTGTTGGACACGTTCTGCGTCGCGCCCGTGGCGACCACGGCCGGCGAGATGGACAGCGACGTGGCCGACGTGCCCGAGTTCGCCGTGATGACGAACTGATGGAGCTGGCCGGTGCTGACCTTCGTCTCCGGGTGGACGCTGAACACGCCCGCGAACGTGATGACGTCGCCGATCAGGAACGACGTGGTGCCCGTGTCCACCGCGATCGTGGAACCCGACTGCGTGGCACCGTTCGACAGGTAGCCCGTCGTCTTCGCCGCCGTGCCGGTCGTGTGGTCCGCGAAAATCGTGGATTCCTTGACCTTGAAGCCCTGGATCATCCCGAGCGTGCCTTCCTCGTACGCCTGCTCGACCTGATTGGCGCTGTGGAACAGGCCCTTCGTGTCGTTCATGTACTTGGTCGTGTGGCCCGGCGTCAGGATCAGCGTGCGCTTGTCCGGCGGCGCGAGGTTTTCGACGAGCTTCTGACGCGCCTGCGACACGTGCGTGAACGCGAACGACGCCGCGTCGCCGTCCACGACGTTCCACACCTTCTTGTAGAGGTTGGTGTAGACGTCCGACTCGATCGCCGCCGCGAGCACGGACATGGCCGGATCGATGATCCGGTCGCTGAAGTCGTCCAGCGACAGCGCGAGGTCCGTGGACGTGAACGCCATGTCGACGCCCTTGACCGTGGACACCGGCAGGTCGACCTTCGTCTCGGTCGTGTCCTGCGACGAGCGCGTGAGGCCGGTCCGAACCGTGTACTGGTTCGGCATCCGGACACGCAGCGTGTCGCCGATCTTCGCGCCGGTCTGACCGAACGAGTCATCGTACTGGCGGTTGATCGAGTTGATGAAATGGGACTTCTGGTGCAGCACCATCGCGGCCTTCCGCGTGATCTGCGAAATCGTCAGCAGAGAATTGGCCATGGCCTATCGCTTCCTCGAGAGTCGTTTGCGTTCCAGTCGCACCCACTCGTCATCGCTCAGCGAGTCGCCTGACGGGTCCGTGGTGCGGACCGGTGGCGTGCTGTCGCTGGCGTCGAGCTTTGGCGGGGGCGGCGGGGCTTTCGTGACGACGGGAGCCGGCGGCGGCGCAGGCGCACGCGCAGCGCGTACCTGAGCGGCAACCAAACCGAGTTCGAACGCCGCATCGGCGGGCGGCAGCTTCGCGATCTGCTCGGCGACGTCCGGGTGTTTGCCCAGGTGGTACGCCATCGCAGGCCCGAGTTCGTGCCGGCGGATCACCTCGGCCATCGCGGTCGAAATGTTCAGCGTCGGGTCGTTGACCACTTCGTCGAAATCGGGCGCGTCCTTTCGGAACGCTTCGATTCGCGCGTTGAAGTCGCCTTCCCGCTTCGCCGACTCCGCGCGCTCACGCTCCGCCTGCAATCGCTTCTCCACCGCACGCTCGGCCTTGGCCTCGGCGATGCGGTCGATTCGGTCTTGCAGGTACTGCGCATACTTCGCGGGGTCGTAATCGAAGTCCGCTTCCGTCTTCAGAGGCTCGATGGCCTCGTCTGCGGGTGCGGCATTCGGCTGCGGTGCCGGTGTCTGCTGCGACCTGAGCGCCTGTTCGCGCCAGTAGTCGCGTTCGCGTTCGGTTTCTCGCCAGTTCTTCGTCGTCTTGTTGACGCGCTGCTGAAGGTCCTTGATGGCCTTCTGGCTGCTGTCGCCGGCATCGGCGGCGGCGGGGGATGAACCCGCTTCGCTTCCAGACTCGTCGCGCTCCGCATCCGCAGGCGCGTCATTCGTCTGGCTCGCGTTCGCATCAGGCACGGTTGTGCCTGCAACCTCGTCGGTCGCATCGGTCATGGGTCGTCGTCTCAGGGCACCGGCTACCGGCCGGAGTCGGGTTCTAGGCCGCTGCGAGAATCAGCAGCAGCGCAAATTCTTCTTCCTCACGCATCCGCGCGAGTTCACGCGCGAGCGCTTCGAGCGCGGCGTCCGTCTGCACGGTCGCTGCACGTTCGAACGCCGCTCGCACGCGGTCGGAGTCGATTTCGGCCTGTGCCTCGGCGGCCCGTTCGGCGACGAGCGCACGCAGGCGCGACAGTTCCGCCGCCTGCTCCTGCTCGGCGATGCGAGCGCGGAGCAACGTGCCGATCTCAGCATCGACCGGGCTGGCCGCCTCCTGTTGCGCGTCTTCCTCGGCCCGCTTCTGCCGTGCGCGACGGCGATCCTGTGCGGCCCGCCATGCGTCGTAGGCGGACAGGAAGCCGCCAGACGCTTGCTCGTCGGCATCACCGCCGCTCGCGACCAGCGTTCCCGCGCTGACCGTGACGAGCGTGCCCGTGAGCGCCACCGCCACGTCACCGGTCACCTGCGCCGTCAGCGTGCCGGCCGCGACACTGACCAGTTCGCCCGACAGCGCGACGGACGATGCCGGCACCAGCGTGCCCGCGGCACTCGTGACCGCCTGCCCGAGCAGCGCGACCGACGACGCGACGCCGAGCGTGCCGGCACTCGTCGTGACGGCCTGCCCGGTCAGCGC